CGGGAGACGTCTCTCTTTCGGGCATCTGGGCCTCGTTCCAGGGCCACCCCGATTCCGTCCAGGTCTGGGCCGTTGAGTCCACCGGGGAGACGCTGCCCGAGGCTGTTCCCGCTCCCGAGGAGATGATTGTCAACGAGTTCATCTCCCTGTCTGTTTCAGGAACCTCTGTGTCACGCTTGGCGGAGCAGAGTTTCCTCTCGCCTGATAAGGCAGTTTCTCCATCGGCTTCGATGGAGGGACTGTCTTTTTAGGTGGCCCATCACACCGCGGCGTCGGCCTCTCCTGTTTGTTAGAGCAGGTGAGTACGACGCTGCCTTTCCGGGGCCCCTCCTTCGGTTCGGGGGGGAACCGCCCCACCGCGGGGGAGGCGACAGGTGCACCGTCCTTGGCTTACGCTACACTCAGTGTGGCGGACGCCTTTTCTGTGGCGCTGACACCTTCCGTCTCCCCTTGGGCCTACGATCCCTCTGATCGTCAGGACGCTTTGAACCACCCCTACCGACCAGGGGTATTTGATTTCTCTGCCGCGTCTCCTTCCTTTATGGCGCGGCTTGTTCGTTTCGCATTGAGCTCGGCCGGGGGCCCGACTTCCGGACCGACTTTGTCGCAGGTGGGTTTCTCCCCTTTTGACCTCCAGATATGGCGCGGGGGTCGTTCCCTTGGCGGGACGCCCAAGTTGTTTCGCTGGTTTGCTCATCTGGGCGATAAGTGGGGGCGTGCGATTGCGCTTTACTTTAAACGCGTTCCCAGCGCCGCCGTCCCCCCCTGTCTCCAGGTGCTACGCCACGCCGGCTCTCTTGATGAGGGGCAGTTCGTTGCCTTCCTCAAGGGTGTCTCGGTTATCTGCGCCGCGCGTAACCTTTCGCACGGCCAGGGGTGGTGGACCTACCTCTGTGACCTTCACGTTCTGGGGGGCTATGACACCTGTCTGAATCGCACTGACGTCCTCTCCGGCTACGATCGTGTGGCCGGGGCAGCTCGGCCTTCTATTTTGTGCCCGCGCCTTGTTGAGCTTATTTCCGAAACCGTTCGTCTTATTTCCGTTTCTTCGTCTCCTGCCCCGTCTTTTGAAGAGTTTGTCGAGTTTCGTGACGCCTGGGCCTTGCCCGGGGCGTGTACTATCGGTTCCCCTGCTAAGCTTCTGG